ATGAACGTTCCGCATTACAGGCCCAATGAGAAGCGCGCAAGCGGCGACACGGTCGCGATTCATGGAGTCGCGCTCGGCGGCGGGTATCCGGGAGCTAGCGAGGCGCCGTCGTGGGTGATGTTGCTTCCGGCGGGCGAGTTTCAGGGACGCGACGGGCGCGGGCCATTTCGGCTGAGCGATCCGGAGGGAACAATCGCGGCGACCGAGGGGCTCGGGATGGACGCCGGGCTTCCGATCGATTACGACCACGCGACCGACTTCGGCACGCCCAACGGGAATCCGGCGCCGGCGGCCGGCTGGATTCGCGAACTTGAAGTGCGCGCGGGCGCTTTGTGGGGCCGGGTCGAATGGACGGAGCCCGGCGCGGCGGCGGTCGAGAGCCGCGAGTACCGCTATATCTCACCGGTCTTTCAACACGCGAGCGACGGCGAAGTGACGCGGCTTTTGCGCGCCGGCCTGACCAATAATCCGAATCTTTACCTGACGGCGATCTCCGCGCGCGGCGCGGGCGATCGAACGAGCCCGTCCGTCCGGGAGCGCGGTGCTGGATCCTCCTACGGCGACCGCGCCCGGGCGGGCGGCGCGGACAATCATGAAGAGGGAGAAATGGAAACGCTGCTCGAACAGTTGTGCGAAATTCTCGGGCTCGAGGCGACGGCGCCCGACGACGAGATCATCGCCGAAGTGCGAAGGCTCGCAGCGAGCGCCGACGATGACGACGATGCCGGCGATGACGACGATGCCGATGACGGCGATGCCGGTGATGACGACGAAGGCGCGGACGCCGGCCTCGCTGGCGCCGAAGATGAGCCTCGTGGCGAACGGGGCCGGGACCAACACGGCAACGACAGCGGCGCCGGCGATGAGATGGACGGGGCGCCGCGCGGCAAGCGCCGGAAGAGCAAGAAGCCCAGCCCGGCCCATTACGTGGCGGTCTCGCAGTTCCAGAAAGTCCTCGGCGAACTCAACGTGCTGCGCGCCCAGCGCGGACGGGAGCGCGCCGAGCAGGCGGTCGACGACGCGATTCGGGCGGGCAAGCTCGTGCCGGCGCAGCGGCAATGGGGAATCGCCTACTGCCAGGCCGACTACGAAGGTTTCGTGGCGTTCGCCACACGCCAGCCGGCGGCGTTCGGCCCGGCCTTCGATGGCGCGCGGTCCGCAGGTGCGCCGCGTTCGGCGGGCGCGTCGCTGACGGCGACAGAGGCCGCGGTCTGCAACCAGCTTGGGCTCGATCACGACGAGTACCGGATGCGCCGGCGCGGCGGCCGCAACGACTTTCTGCGGCTCAATCGCGGCGGCGACGGCGCGAAAGAGAATCATTAGCCACGAACAGATGCGCCCGCCGGGAAGCGGCCGCGGCACCACTCAAGTATCGCAAGAGGTGAAGAAATGGCGGCTCTAACCAGCTCACGCAACACGCCCGAGATGGCCGACTTCGGGCGCATGCAAGTCTACCCGGTCGAGGCCAACACGACCGTCTATCTTGGCTCGATGGTCGCGCTCAACGCGAATGGCAATGCGGTACCGGCTTCGTCTTCGGCGGCGCTGAAAGTTATCGGCCGCGCGGATTACGTGCTCAACGGAATTCCGGGCCAGGACGCGGTGAACGTGGCGCCGCTGACCACGGGACTTGCGGGCGCGATCTCGATCGTGAGCCGGCGCGGAGTGTTCCTCTACGCGGTCAACGACGGATCGATCGGCGAGCCGCAGGTGGGCCTTTTGTGCTTCGCGGTCGACGACAACTCGGTTTCGGCAAGCGATGGCAGTGGTGCTACGGCGGTGGCCGCGGAGTCGCACGCTTTTCCGGCCGCGGCGAGCGCGCAGGTAATCACGGTGGGCCACGAGAACATCTCCAAGGTGGTGGTCACCTCGAGTCCGGCCGGAACGACATACGTGGAAGGCAAGGACTACGTAGTGGACTATCCGGCGGGAATGATCATGCTGGCGGCGAGCGGCGGCTCGATCGCGACGGCGGCGACGGTCCTGGTCTCTTACAACTGGGGATCTTCAACTCGCCCGGTGGCCGGCACGGTGATGAATATCGATCCGAGCGGCCAGGTCTGGGTCGACTTCTGGCATAAGTCGGCGCTCGCGGTCTGACGCGGCGCCCTATCGAACTGCGCCGCCCGGCCGCGAGGCCGGCGGCCGCCCTCGAGCACACGGTTTATAAAGATGGAAATCTCCGCAGCAAATCTGACCGCCCTTTTCACCGGCTTCGACGTAATCTTTCAGCGCGGCTTCGAGAAGCCGCCCTCCTACTACGAGCAGATCGCATCGATCGTGCGATCCGGATCGCGCCAGACCACCTATCCGTGGCTCGGCCGCACGACACGGTTTCGCGAGTGGCTCGGCGACCGCGTGGTCCAGGCGCTCGAGGCGCATACCTACACGATCGCCAACCGCAACTTCGAGGACACGATCGGAATCGATCGCAACGATGTGGAGGACGACACCTACGGCGTCTACGAGCCCGTGATCGAGCAGCTCGGATGGGACACCAAGGTCCATCCGGACATGCTGCTGTTCCAGATGATCAAGAACGCGGTGGCGACGCCTTCGAGCGTGGCCGGGTACGACGGGCAGCCGTTTTTCTCGGCGACGCATCCGGTGGGACCGATGGCTGTCGCGCAGAGCGACTCGATGGTCTCGAATATCAACTCGACCGGGACCGGGCCTTATTGGTTTCTACTAGACGCGTCGCGGCCGATCCGTCCCTTCATCTTTCAGTTGCGCCGCGAGTACGCGGTGACGCGGATGAACACGCTGACCGACGAAGCGGTGTTCAACCGGCGCGAGTTTCGCTACGGCGTCGACGGCCGCGCCAACACCGGCGTGGGGCTGTGGCAGCTCGGCTACGCCTCGAACACCGACCTCAGCAATCCGGCGAATTACGGCGCGGCGCGCGCGGCGATGCGATCGGTGACGACCGACGGCGGGATGCCGTTCGGCGCGCTCTCGAGCCGCAAGGGAATCTACCTGCTGGTGCCGCCGGCGCTCGAAGAGGTCGCGCGCCAGCTCCTTAATTCGGAATTCATGGTCGGCGCCGGCGCGAGCTCGGGCGTGCCGACCACGAATATCTGGCGCAACAGCGCTGACCTGATCGTCAGCGAGTATCTCGCCTGATCCCCCCGCCCCAACCGAGCCCGGGATGAGGCCGCAACGGTTCTCATCCCGGGCTACCCGCCCGACGCCGTCAAGGAGAACGAATCGTGCCTTACGCACAGCCATCCGACATGATCGCACGCTACCCGAATCGCGACCTGGTGCAACTGACCAACGACGACCCGGGCGTCACGACGGTGAACACGGACGTCCTTGCCCAGGTGCTGGGCGACGCGTCGGCGGAGATCGACGGCTACCTGGAGAGCCGCTTCGCGCTGCCGCTGAGCGATCCGCCAGCGGTGCTCCCGCGGCTTACGTGCGATATCGCGATGTACCGGCTGCAGGCGCTGAGGCCGCTGCATGATCTCGCCGAGGCGCGCCGGCGTTACGAGGACGCGGTGGCGCTCCTGACGAAGGTCGCGAAGGGCGAAGTCACGCTGGGACTTTCGGCCGACAACCAGGAGCCGCCCGAATCCGAGGGCGCGGTGGTGATGCAGGCCGGTGGTGATCAAAAGGGAGCAACGGGGCCGCGCGTCTTCAAGCGCGGGAATCTGACCGGATTTTAAGTGACGCGTCTGATGAACCGAAACGTGGGAGCGATGCGATAGATGGCAGCGGGACCGATAATTCTGGATATGCCCTGGAACGGGACTAGCTATTCGCCGCCCGCGGCGCTCGATGTCAACACGCTGGAGTCGGCGATAACGGCGCAGCTCCAGGCGGCCGCGGCGAAGACTGGAAATCCGCTTGGGCAAATCGAGATCGTCCAGTTCCCTGACAAGCCGGCGTCCTACCGCATGACGCATCGCGTGGGCGCCGCCCTGATCGGATACCGGGGCGCAAAGTACGGCGCGCTCGATGACACGGGCGCGGTGGTGCAGGAGCGCACGCTCACTTTCGGGGTGAACCTGATGGTGCGGGCGCTTGGATGGAGCCTCGGCGCGGGCGGTGCGGGCCAGAGCCCGGGCGGCTATGCGCTGCTCGACGCGGTGCGCGCGGCGCTGACCGGCTTTGCGCCACCCGGATGCCGCAAGATGTATCCGTTGCGGGAGCGCTTCGCAGGGCGCGATCCGCAGGGCGGCGTGTGGACCTGGTCAATCGACTTCGCGATCGACACGATGGCGGTCGAGCCGTCGACCGCGCCCAACTACCCGGTTTTCATCAAGGGCGTCGCGCTGGACGCGGGCGCGCAGACCACGGCGGTGGCGGCGGGCGCAAGCTACATTTTCAACGGCCAGGGCCAGGTCGTCCTGGCGGCGGGCAACGTGTCCGCGGTGAGGGTCGCGCCGTCCGGCGGCGGCGCGCCATACGTCGAGGGCATCGATTACTCAGTCGACGCCATCAACGGGACAGTCCAACTGCTGCCCGGCGGTGCTATCGCGGCCGGCGCGGTGGCCCTTATCTCATATGCATACGCTGACAGCGTGGTTGCGATCGCGGGCAGCACGGACGCGCCTACGGCTCCTTCGAACTGACTTATCACAGTGATATCCAAGTGAGTAACGGAACACACCCTCGACAATAGCAAGACTGAACGGATCAGGCCTTCCGGCTAAACTTTCGAGCAACAACGGCGCCCACAAGCGCGAGCCGCGGCCCCGGGTCGCGGACGAAATCGGACCGGGCGCAAACGCAATGGTGAAAAGATGGCAGCAAACTTCCTGCACGGCATAGAGACGATCGAGGTCAGCAGCGGACCGGTGCCTGTCACGGTGGTGAAGTCGGCGGTGATAGGGCTGGTGGGAACGGCGCCGTCGTGGGCGGTCGCGCCGCCGGCAATAGCTCCGGCGCCGAATGCGCCGACGCTCGTCAGTTCGGCCTCCGACGCGGCGAACTTCGGCCCGCTGGTGTCCGGCTACACTATTCCTTATGCGCTGGCGGCGATTCAGGCCCAGGGCGCCGGGCAGGCAATCGTAGTGAACGTGTTCGACCCGACGCGGCATTTCACCTCAGTTCCGGCGGCCGCCTTCACCTTCAATGTCCAGGGCGCGATCAATCTCGGACACATGGGGCCGAGCAACGTGGTGGTGACCAGCGATCCGGCCGGTACCACCTATGCGGCGGGCACTGACTATTTGCTCGACGCGGTCAATGGAGTGATCACGCTGCTCGCGGGGAGCAAGATCGCAGCGGGCGCGGCCGTTCTGGTGTCCTTTAGCTATGCCGACCCGACCAAGGTGGCGGACGCCGACATAATCGGCGCCTTCAACGCGGGAGCATACACTGGACTGCAGGCGCTCAAGACGACTTACACTTCGATGGGCTTCTTCGGAAAGATTCTGATCGCGCCCGGCTATGCGCAGAATGCCGATGTCGCAAACGCACTCGAGACGATGGCGGCGACACTGCGGGCGATCGCGCTGATCGACTCGCCGCCGTCGACGCCGGTAGCCACCGCGATTTCGAATCGCGGCCTGGCGGGAAACGCGTTCGACGCCAGCTCGACCCGCACCGTGCTCTGCTATCCGCAAGAAACGTTTTTCGACACGGGACTTATTCCCACAGGGGTCACGCTGAGCAGCTTGGGTTCGGCGCTGCAGGCTCCGGCAAACGCGAATGCTGTCGGTCCGTACTCGCAGTGGGTCGCCGGCGCTATTGCCGCCAAGGACCTGTCGAATGGCTATTGGTGGTCGCCCTCGAACACACAGGTAACGGGAATCCTGGGACCCGACGTGCCGCTCTACGCCTCGGTGACGGACGCCAACTCGGACGTCAACGGCCTGAACGGAGCCGGCATCCTCACCGTGTTCAACGCCTTCGGCACCGGTCTGCGGGTGTGGGGAAATCGCTCGTCGGCCTACCCGGCTTCGACCGCGCCCGCCAACTTCATCAACGTGCGCCGCACCATGGACATACTCGAGGAATCGGTCGAACTGGCTATGCTCCAGTTCATCGACCAGCCGATCACGAACGCGCTCATCTCGTCGGTGCTGGCGAGCGTCAACGCCTTCATCCGTTCGCTGATTGGCCGCGGGGCGCTAGTGGCCGGAGCGGCGAGCTACGATCCGGCGGAAAACCCTTCCGCGCAAATTGCTGCAGGCCAACTGGTGTTCGACATCGACGTGATGCCTCCGCCGCCGGCCGAACGGATCACGTTCAACGTCTTCATTGACACCAACCTTCTGAGCCAGCTCGCCAACACGAGCGCGGTGACCGCGGCATCTGCCAACGCCTGATCGGCGCGAACTCAGCCCCGGCGCGGCGCGCGCCGGGCTTATCGAGGCCTCACGCAATGTCCAACGTTTCAGTCAACCGCATCACCAACTGCAATGTGTATGTCGACGGCACGGGCCTGCTCGGACGCGCCGAAGAGGTCGAGATACCCAAGCCCCGGCATCGCATGGTCGACCACAAGGGACTCGGCATGGCGGGCACGGCGGAGTTCTGGGCCGGTGTGGATAAGCTCGAGGCCAAAATCCGCTGGGCGTCGATCTATCCCGAAGCTGAGGCGGTGCTCAACAGCCCATTCCAGTCGCACTACTTTCAGATTCGCGGCAACCTGCAGACCTACACTTCGCAGGGACTCACCCAGGAGCAGCCGCTGGTGTATCTGATGACAGGAGTGTTCAAGGATGCCGGCGCCATGGCTTTCAAGTTGCACGAAGGAGTGGATACCATGTCGCTGGTCTCGGTATATCACTCTGAACTATATATCGGCGCGACCCAGCTGTTTCTAATCGACGTGCTGGCGAATATCTACGTTGTCAACGGAGTCGATCAGCTCGCGGCCTTCCGCGCCAACCTGGGCGGCTAAGCGATCTCTGTTCGCTCCGCCTGCGCAACCGCCACGCGATCCGAGCCGAACCAGTTAAAGGGATAATCCAATGCACTCCGACCTGAAGACGCTCACGCTGCCCTCGAACAAAATCGCGACAATCCGCAGCGGCAAAGGACGCGACCTGATGCGCGCGCAGCGCGCGGCCGGGGATAACCCCGATGAGACGGCGGTACTGTTCGCGCTGATCGCGGAGCTCGCGGAGATCGACGGCGCCAGGATCGTGTACGAAGACGTGCTCGAGATGGACCTCAACGACGTCGCGGTTCTCCAGTCGGAGGTAATGGACGCAAATTTTCCGCAACCGGCGGCGGAGTTCCCGGCGCCGGAACTCTCGCGGGACTAGTCCACTTTGGCTTCGATGCGATCGCACTGACCCAGATGGATCTTGACGACATTGGATTCTGGCTCGGCGCCGTCAACGAATACAACAGAGTGGCTCAGTAGCTATTTTCGCGGGTTGATACGAAGCGGCGAGTTGATAATTGGAACAGTTCAACGCCACGGCGGCGCCCGCGCACAGTGACTGACAACGTGAGTATGATATCAAGCAAACCCATCTCGCGAGCATCGCAAATAGGAACTTATCCGTTGGTCGGTAATATTACCACGCGCATCAAGAGAGTGGCCGCGAGCCTGAGGCCACGGGGCTTGCCCACTGGCGAATCTCTCGGGGCGGCGCGGCGAATGGTACGTGCAACCCTGTCCTCGCGGCCCGCTCGGATAGCGGGTAACTCAGATGGCGATTGGTTAGCATTATCAATACCGGCGGTGTCACATCCACTATATCGACGTGCCGGCGTTTCATTAGGTGAGGATCGGACTGAGTATTCGGGAGGAGGAAGAATCGGGGGTGAATGGGCAGATCGGTTGTCCCCAGGCCCCGTGAGAACCCGCAATGCTTTGACGGCCCGACGACGCCTCGACCGTACGCCCGGAGAAGTTGAGCGGCTGGGCGCGATAAGCGACGGGATCCGCCCGAGCGCGAACCTGCTGAGAGCGTCTGCCAATCTTCCGATCGCTTATAGATCGGCGGCGTCGCATGATCAGGAGAACCGGCCGCGACTCGCCAGGGTGACGATTGGACAGACAGGCAATAGCTATTCGGCGTTGCGCAGGCCCTCTAAGACACCGCTCGCTGATAAGGCGCAGACCGGGACGGGCGATCGCCCGCGGCCAATCGCGGCTATCGCTGCGCCGCGCCAGCTTGACGCGACCCGCGTCGACCGGCCCGCTGAGCCGAACTCGCCGAGCGGTAAGCGCCGCGGCGACTTTTCGTCTACGGGCGCGCCAGCGCGGCACTCCCGTAGTGGCGTGCTCGCGACCGCCGCGCCGGGTCTGAGCCGAATAGACGCGCAGTTGACGCAGCCAAAATCGATAGCCGGGCTCTCCCGGGAACGACTCCAACCTGGATTGAATGACTCGCGCTTGTTCCGCCGGCTTCTGCCGTCCGACCGCGAGGTGTCGAGGACGGCGCGGCGCGACGCGACTTCTCCGCCATTAACAATGGCCGCGCGCGCAGGAATCGTCCGCGCGCACGTGAATCCGGCTCAGGCTCAAGTCTCCGGGACGGCGACGCACCTCGCCAGCGCGGGGAACCTGGGCGGCGGCGCGTCCTTGGTGACGAACAGGCATCACCGTCTTACGGGCGGCGACGTTTACCCGCCGACAAGCATCGCGCGGCCGTTGGCGCCGCCCGCTCCAATGTCGCAGCCGCCGCTAATGAAAGCGAAACGACGGACAGACGCCAGCATGACTTCGCCAATAGTAGTCAACTACTCGCCGCAGTTTACTATCAATTCAGTACCTCGCAACGAGCACAGCCATATCGAGCGAAACGTGCGAAACATCCTGACCCGGCATTCGCGCTCTCTCGTAGACGAACTGAGACGGGAACTGGGCGAGCGCGAACGCGCGAGTTTTGAGAATCGGCCGGGATTGTCAGAGCTGCTGGCGGAACTGTAGCGAAAGCGGAGAACCATAGAGATGTTTGCGCTATACGGCGACGTTCCATTTGAGCTCATCGGCTCTCCGGAGTCCTTCGTTTCGACTCTGCGCTTCGACTACGCGGAACATCCGCTGGTCGAGAGCAAGCCGCTACTTCAGTGGGTGGGGGACGGCCTCGAGCGATTGGAACTCGAAATGCTGTTTCACGCGTCGTTCACCAATCCGACGCTTCAGCTCGACGCCCTGATAGCCGCCGCCGAGGACCATCTGGCGCGGCCGCTGGTCTTCGGCAACGGGGAGTTTTTGGGCTTCTTCGTGACGACCGAACTCGCCTCGGAAGCAGTTCAACATGCCGCGGACGGGACGGCGCTCGCAATACGGGTGCGAGCTGTGCTGTGCGAATGGGCGTTCGGCGCGGAACTAAGTTCGGCGCTGGCGCAGCCGCCGTCGCCGCCGCTGGCGCTGTCCTCGGTCAGTCCTCCATTGCCGGGCGCGAGCGCGATTTCCTCGACTCCATTTCCGGCCGCGGCCGCCGGACCGATCATGATCTTCTCCGACGTCCTGGCTACATCGATAGTCAGGTCTGCGTAACCGGGCCAGGTACCTGTTTTTCCGGCAGCTTAGAATGGCGAACCCGCAATACATTCAGCATACCACCATTTCCGGCGAGCGATGGGACCTGCTTGCCTGGGAATATTACGGCGATCCGACTTACTACAGCGTAATCATCATGGCAAATCCAGAGATTCCGATTGAGCCGGTATTCGAGGCCGGGCTGATTATCGATGTGCCGATCCTACAAAGAAGCAATGTGCTGGCGAGCGATCTGCCGCCCTGGAAGACGGCGGGGCCGCCGAGTTCGGTGGCCTGAGTGGCAATGAAGGCTTTTGTAAAACTTTGGCGGTTGATTGCGGGACGCCACGAGCGATGCCGCAAATGCCGGAGGCGCGCGCTGGATCCCGTGCGTTACTGCCGGGGCGCCATGCGCGCCTGTGCGCATCGCGTGCGCGGCGGCGAGCATCTTTTCCGGCAGTGCCGGGCATGCGGCTTTTGTTTCAACCTGCCATGCCGCGATGCGATGCGCGCACGGCGATGCGCGTCGGCCCTGCGCCTTGTGACACCGCGGGCGGGCCGCGGCACCACGAAAGCAGGATAGGCGGCAATGGCGGCGGAAATTACGTTACCGGTCAGAGTACCGAACTGGGTAATCACGTACCAGGGAGTGAATATCACGGCTGACATCTCACAGATGATACGCCGGATTACTCATACCGACAGGCTGGGCGGCGTGGCCTGCAGGCTCGAGGTGGGCCTGGAGGACCGCGGCCAGCTTTGGCAGGGGCCCTGGTATCCGAGTCTGGGTGATCAGCTCAACTTGATGATCGGATATGAGGGTGGCGAGCTGCTGCCGTGCGGCGACTTCCAGGTTGATGACCTCGTACTGGAGGGGACGCCGGATCTGTTTCACCTGCGGTGCATCTCGGCGTTCGTTACGCCGGCGATGCGGACGGCGAACTCGATTGGTTACGAGAATCAGACGCTGACGCAGATTGCGGCTGCGATCGCCGCGAAGTATGGACTGACGGTGGTCGGCGCGCCCGATCAGATCAACGTGGTATTCGAGCGGGTTACGCAGAAGCGGGAGACCGACCTTTCGTTTCTGCGCCGGCTCGCCAACGAGCACGGTTACGATTTTACGATCCGAGGCACGCAACTGGTCTTCTATTCGCGCGCGGCGCTCGAGGCGAGCGCGCCAGTCTGGACGATCGTCCGTTCGAGCGAGCTGGAATTTAGGTTTCGGAATCGCACCCGGCTAATTTACAAGGCGGCGCAGGTCGCTTACCAGAGTGCGCCGGCTAAGCAGCTTATAGTGCAGATGGCGGCCGCGGCGACACCGGCTCCGACCGGCGACACGCTGAAGCTGGTGCGCCGATGCGAGAACGGACAGCAGGCGGCGCTGAAGGCGCAGGCGGCACTGGAGCTCTACAACAGGTCGTTTGTCGAGGCGGAGTTCGTGATGCCGGGGACCACGCTACTGGTCGCGGGCAACGCAGTCAGCGTCGCGGGCTGGGGGGCGTTTGACGGGACTTATCTGATCGAGCGCGCAATTCATCGACTGGAACGATCTGGAACGAGGACCGCAACCCTCGGGCGGCCTTCGGCGCATCCGGCCGAGGCTCTTCATATTCCCGGATACACGACCGAGATTACAGCGAGGCGGGTTGGCTCGTAGTGGCGAGCTATCCGGCGCGAGTATCCGAACTGGCGCGCGCGGCGCGCATCGCAGGTTCAAGGTAAGAGGAAGATGAATCAGACAATAGTCAGTGCGAGCAACATGCAACGGATTTCAGCGCTCATGAATTTTGCGACAGGGCCAGGAGGAACGGATTGCGCGATGCTTCGCGGAACGCATCGCGCGACGATCCGTGATGCGCGCGGGCGCGTGGCGGCGCGGGTGGCGGCCCGCAACATGGTCACGACCGCGGGCGTGAACTACGCGCTGGGCGCGGGGTTCGCCGGGCAGGCGCCGATCACCTCGTGGTACGTCGGCATGATCGTCGAGAACCGCCAT